TTAATTAACGGTACGGCCGTACCATTCGACGCGGCCGATAATGGCTACGTTTTGGCTGTCGTTATTTAAGTCTATCTCGAAAGGTTCGTAGGCAGGATTGCTCGATTTGACGAGTAGTTTACCGGGCAGCTTTTGGATTTGTTTTACAAAAAGATCGTTATCGATGCGGATGACGTATAGGCCGTCGCGCGGGGTGGTTTCGGCATGATTGACCAGGATGTTGTCGCCGTGGTTGAGCACGCCTTCCATCGAGTCGCCCTTTACGGCAATGACGGACAGCTTGTCGAGCTGGCGGGTAACGTAGTTTTCTATCCAGTAACGCCTGAATGCCATGCAGAATAAGGGCTTGTCGTCTTCTGCCGGATAGCCGTGCCCCGCTGCGGCGTAGACATCGTAGCGCGGGATAAAGACGAACTCGTCTAAGTTGACGGGGTTGCCGAGGGTATCGGTGGCCGTACCGCCGGTATGGGTACGTTCGGCCGCTTGCTCCTTGCCGATATATGGTGCGCCTTTTCCGGTAAGTAACCAGTTTAAATCGCAACCGGTCACTTCTTGAATTTTAATCAGATAGTCTGCTGTCGGGATGGCGCCGTCTTTCCAAACGCGGCTAAAGCCGGAGGCAGACATATCAATCTTATTGTAGAAGTCGGCGGGCTTGGCGTTGTCAGGCCACAAAGATTTCAAACGTTCTAAAAAGTCCATGATTGTCCTTTGCTTAGAATTTCGCATTTAAGCAAAAACATCAATTCGTTTGCTTAAATTAAATTCCTCAAATAATCAAAAGGATGGTTATTTTTTGCTTTTTTACGTATTTAATTTTAAGCAAAAGAGTTGCAATAAACTTTTTTGCTTAGTATTATTTGCGCACTTAATCAATCAACAACGCAAATCACATTATTGAATGGAGTAAGTCAATTATGCAAAAAAACGCAACGCCGAAAAACTGGCACCGCGCGGATATTGTTGCTGCTTTAAAGAAGAAAGGCTGGTCGCTTCGGGCACTTTCAATGGAAGCGGGATTGTCGCCGAATACGCTTAGAAGCGCATTGGCGGCCCCTTACCTTAAGGGAGAAAGAATTATCGCCGCTGCAATCGGGGTGAAACCGGAAGAGATTTGGCCTGAACGGTATGCGGCACGAAATTTAAAGCCTGTCTTTCCCAAAAAGGTAGTTAATGGATAAGCGGGTTTCGATTTAGTTTCTTAAATGCTGAAGCTTATACGCATTTAAGTAAAACACAAAAAGAAAGAAATAGCAAAATGTTGATTTCAGCGGTTGAGTTGGCAGGCCTGCAACTTCCCAAACTGCCAAACAGCAGACAAGGTATCGAATACCACGCCAAAAAGAATAATTGGCCGTTTGAAGAGGTTGCCGGACGGGCCAGAGGCGGAAAGTTGAAGAAATATTTGGTTTCCGCCCTCCCTTCGGAAGTTCAGGCGGCCATACGGGAAAAACAGGCGGCGACGTTGTTGGCCAAGGTACCGGTGTTGCCGGCAGAAGTAAAAAAACCGCTTCGGCAAAATAAGAAAATGCGGCAGTTGGGTTTAATACCGTGTGAGGAAGGTTTGGCGCGGTTGGACGACAGGCAGACGGAAACGGCCCATGCGCGTTGTGCGATTGTTGCCCATGTATTGCCGCTGCATGAATTGGCGGGTATGCCGATTAAGAAGGCGGTGGCGTTTGTGGTGGCGGAAGCGGCGGCGGGCAGGTTGCCGGAGGATGTGGCCAGGCTGATTCCGCTGGCGAATGCTCGGAACAACGGCGAACGCGGTTTGAGCGAACCGACTTTATACCGATGGGTGCGGGCTTACCGTGCGGCACCGGACAGCATGAGCCGCCTCTTGGCACTCGCGCCGGTGAAAACACGGGAAAAGACGCCGCTGCTGGCGATTGACTGGCTGCCTTACTTTTTGATGTTTTATCAGCGGCCGAACAAGCCGACGATGATGGCGGCGGCAAAGAAACTGGCGCAATGGTATCTGGAGCAGGGAAAAATCGAGCAGATGCCGAGCTATGACCAGATTCAAACGGTGATGAAGCGGCTGCCGGATCATATGAAGGAGCGCGGCAGGCGCACTGGGTCGGCTTATAAGGCTTTGCTGCCTTACATTGACAGAGATTGGACGGCGTTGAAACCGAACGATGTCTGGGTGGGCGACGGCCACAGCTTTAAAGCAAAAATCCGGCATCCGATGGGGTATCTGTTTACGCCGGAAGTAACGATGATTGTGGACGGTTGCAGCGGTGCGGTCGTGGGTTGGAGTGTGGCGTTGTCGGAAACGGCGGTAGCGGTGGCGGATGCTTTGCGCCACGGGATGACGCATTTCCCGCCGCCTTTGGGTTATTACTCGGATAACGGCTCGGGCGAAACGGGCGACATGCTGGATAAGAAAACGACGGGTATTTTGCCGCGTATCGGTATCGAACATTTTACGGGCATTCCGGGCAATCCGCAGGGGCGCGGCAAGATTGAACGGCTGTGGCAGACCATTACGATTCCTTTGGCCAAGCAGTATGCGACTTATCAGGGCAAGGATGCGGATGCCGAAACATTGAGAAAGGTATCGAATGCGCTGGCGAGTGCGCAGAAAGTGCAGAAAAAGGGTAAGGAACTGAGCAAGGCGCAGGAAACGGCGCTGGCGGCGGCACCGACTTGGGCGCAGTTTATCGCGGATTTGGAAGAAGCGGTACGCCGATACAACTTTGAACACGAGCACCGCAGCCTGCCGAAAAATCCGGAAACGGGACGGCATTTTACGCCGATGAAATATTACGAATACCGGATGAAGACCGACGGCATGAGGGTGAAAACGGATGTATTAAGCCCGCTGGAGTTGGATTTTATGTACCGTCCGGAGGAAGAACGCATCCCCGACCGCGGAGCGGTGTCTCTGCACAACAATACTTACTTCCATCAAGGATTGCTGGATTACAGCGGTCAGAAGGTACGGGTGGCTTACGACATCCATGATGCCGACCATGTGATTGTGAAGGATATGCAGGGCAAGGTGATTTGCAAAGCGGTATTCAACGGCAACAAACGGGCGGCATTTGCGGAAACGCGGATGGAGCAACTGGCCGAACGCCGCCGCAAAGGCCAGGCCAAACGTCTGCAAGACAAGATGGATTTAATCGAGGCGCAACGCCAATCGGCCACGCCGATTATCGAGCAGCAGCCTGATTACGGCGAATTTTTGAAGCTGGAAACGGAAAGCGGCGGGTTGGTAGAGGTGGAAAACAGGCCGTCTGAAAGCGGCAGGGGCAAGAAGAAGTTACGCGATTTTTTATGGGAAGACGCCGGCTAGTATGACGGCACATCTTTGACACTTTTTAAGGAAAACGAAAAATGATTGAGCAATTAAGACAATTTCTGGAAACCAGCGGCATGAGCCAAAACAAGGCGGCCAACCGCATGGGCGTATCGAGAAGTGCATTGTCGGGCTATTTGAACGGCAAATACGACGGCGATATTGCGGGGATGGATAAGAAAGCCGCGCTGTTCCTTGAGCAGGAAGGCGACCGGGCGGAATTGAAAAAGCTGGATATTCCCTATGTTGAAACGGGCACGGCCAAGAAAATGAAAGGTTGGCTGGGTTTGGCGGCATGGCTGGGGCAACTCGGTATTGTGTATGGCGGTGCGGGCTTGGGTAAAACCACGGTATTGAAACAATATGCGGCCGCCAATCCGCTGGCTTTGTTGATTGAGCCGGATACGGGCTATACGGCAAAGGTGTTGTTGCAGGAAATCTGCCATGCGCTGGATTTAAGCGGCAGAGGCAATATTCATGAGCTGACTGAGCGGGTTATCAACTGTCTGAAGGGCGATAAGAAGAGCCGCAGTCCGCGTGATGCACACCGTATTCTGCTGATTGACGAGGCGGAACAGCTGCCAACCCGCGCACTGGAGAGCCTGCGGCGAATACATGATAAATCGGGCGTGGCGGTGGCGCTGGTAGGGATGCCCAAGCTGCTGCTGAATCTGAAGGGGCCGAATAGTGAATTCAAGCAGTTGTTTTCAAGGGTATCGGTCAAGATGGAATTGGGCGAGATGCTGCCGGAAGCGGATTTAAAACAGATTGCGGCGGCAGTATTGAAGACGAACGATGAGGCGTTATTGCAGAAGGTGGTGAAAACGGCCAAAGGCAATGCGCGGAAACTGTCGAAGCTGTTGCTGATTATGGATTACCTGCTGCAGGTGAATCCGGATGTGGATTTAAATGATGATGTGATTGAGCATGCGGAAACTTATCTGATTCATTAAGTATTTGAGCGGATGATATATTTTTTTTGTCTGCCGTTTTTAATAAATGATTGTTTTATAAAGGTTTTATAAAAATGGAAGAGTTGAAAATCAAACTGGTGCATTGGGCGGTGGCGGTGCCTGCGGCCTGGATGATGGCCGCACTGCCCTCGTGCGAAGCCGTGCCTGCAGTGAGGCAGGAAGCTGTGCAGGTGCATATTGCCGATTGGGAAGAGAGGCCGGTGTCGGCCGAATCCCCGCCGCAGGGACGCATGGCGGAATGGCCGATGCCGGGCGAAGTGCCGCCGATGCCGTTTGAACCGACCGAGGAAGATTTTGAATCGGGGTTGGCGCAATGAGTTGGGGCAGGCGTTACAGCGACCCCTTCGCGTTCGGCCGCCATGTCGGCAGCCTGCGCAGCAGGCGGTGGGGGCGGTATCCGGAAAAGACGTATGAGGATTACAGGCGCGAGGAAGCGGAAGAGAGGCAGCGCAAAATCAATGCGGTGCTCTCGGAAATCCGGGAGAAGTTCGGAGAGGGCGTGATGCGGCGCGGAAGTGATTTTTTGAAGGATGGGGAACTTAGAAATGACACAGCAATTTAACGTAGGCGACATCGTGCGCTTTAAACCGACAAGACAAATCGGTGTAGTAACTGAATTTACAGACGAAAGAATGGTAGTTGATTTTTTCTTAGATGATGAGGAAGGGTACGTGCCTAGATCTTTTTTGGATTGTTACGAGTTGATCCTCGCGGCCGCTCCCCACCCCGACACTGCCCGGCTGGATTGGATGATTCTGCGCGACTACCCGGGCGACATGAACGACGAAGACAGGGCATTTACCCTGCAAACCGAGCGCGAAGACATCGACACCTTTATCCGGCTGGATGCCGAACAGGGAGCGGAAGCATGAAAACCCGTTGCCCGTGCTGCGGTGCAGAAAACTCCCTCGATGCGCTGATTGCCCATGAGCAGGCGCGGCAGAGCTTGTGGACGCTGGCCAATATCGGCGGGGCAATGACCCAAGGGCTGGTACGTTATTTGGGGCTGTTCCGCCCGGCCAAATCCGCCCTCTCTGCCTCACGCATGGCCACGCTGATGGCCGAACTGCTGCCGGACATCCAAGCCGGGCAGATTTGCCGCAACGGCCAATCCTACCCCGCCCCAGTGGACGCCTGGGCTTATGCGTTTAACGAAATAGTGGCCGCCCGTGACAGCGGCCGTCTGAAGACGCCGCTCAAATCCCACGGCTACCTGTACGAGATTATCGCCGGTTGGGCGGGCAATGTGGCATCGGTTACGGTATCCATCAACAACGGCACAGCCGCTCCAGCCATTATCAGCGGCAGCCGGCCGCGGGGAAGCAAAGTAGTGGATGCCGTACAACAACTGGAGGAAATGAAAAATGAGTAAGCCATTGCCCAAGTTCGTCAGCGATGAGCTGCTGACCGGGCTGCAAAAACTGATGATGCTGCGGCTGGAAGGTGCGCCGCCCGCCGACGGTATCAAGCTGACGGCCAGTGTATGGATGGAGGCGATTGCCTCACTGCCCATCCAATGGGACGAGCAGCAGGATGCGGGACGCATTACCCGGGCATTTGCCTGCTTGCTGGCGGAAATCGAACGCTGGCCGGCTCCCAAGATGTTGATTAAACACCTGCCGCCAAGGAAGGAGCTGCCGCAGTTGGAACATAAAAAGCAGCTTACTGCCGAAGAACAGGCCCGGGGACGGGAAAATCTGAAAAAACTGAATCAAAAAATCACTGAAATCTCTGAAAGGAAAAGCAATGGTAGCAAAAAAGAAAACCCGCATTAAACAGGCCGCGCTGACGGCCGCCGTACAGAGCCGCGTGGAAGCCTCGGCGCAAATCCGCCGCATCGGCGACTTGGCACGCGAAGTAAAACGCTTGGAAGCCGAGATGGGCGACAAACAGGCGGCCATCGAGCAGGAGTACAACGAGTTGGCCGACCCGCTGCGCGCCGAACTGGCGGAGCTTACCGGCGGCGTGCAGGCCTACTGCGAAGCCAACCGCGAAGAGTTGACCGAAGGCTACAAAACCAAGACCGTGGATTTTGTGACCGGCGTTGTGAAATGGCGTGCCGATCCGCCCAGTGTGCGCGTAACTGGTGTGGCGGCGGTGTTGGCCTACCTGAAGGCAAAAACCGCGCTGGCCCGCTTTGTGCGGCTGAAAGAAGAAATCAACAAGGAGGCCATCCTCAACGAGGCCGAGCTGTTTACCGACGGGCAGGTGCCGGGTATCAAGATTATGAGCGGGGTGGAGAAAATCGTGATCGAACCCAGCGACCCGGAATTAGCGGGGGTGTGAGATGGCTGTAATGCTGAATGAAGGCAAGTCCTGCGCCGATAAAGCAGGCAGAGAAATCAACTGCACCCTGAAAATTGATGTGTCCGACACCATCAATACTTGCGGCTACCGCGCTCTGGAGTTGGCACGGCACTACTGTGCCACGGCTGAAGCCTACCGCCGAGAAGGCCGCTGGTGGTTTGCCTGGGCGGCTATATGGTTTGCCATCAGTGCCGCAATTTGGTTTGCTATGTAGGAGCTTGAAAAAATGAAGAAATACCTATTGGTTGAAATGCCAGATTTGTCGGTGTGGCGCGTGCCGGTACAGGTTATTGCCGATGCCATGACAGATTATTACGTCGAGCAGTGCGGCGAAGACCGAGAGAAAGCTAAAGCCGAAACCGAGCGGCTGTTTACCGAGAGTGAATACGAAATCGAAGACTGGGCGGCTAACAATATGGATTGGGATGAGGTTGAACCCCATGCCGTGCGGGTGTCTGCCGGAGAGGTGGATTATCAGGAAGGCTGGGTAAACGGCAAAAAATGTGTAACCGACGATGAGGAGCAACAAGATGTGGTTTAAACAATGCAAAGCCGGGCGGCTGCCTGAAATTCCGAATAAGGTGTGAACATGGCAAAAATCATTATAGAAATCGAAGACCTGCCCGAGGGCACCGCTGTTAATTTCAAGGGCGACCTCCCGGCGGCGGATGCAAAGGATAAAACGGGCGCGCAGCAAACGGCTGTGTTAATCAGCAAGATGATGCAGGCGGCGCAGATGATGACACCGCCCGTCCGTAGACATTAGGCCGTCTGAAACTATAAACCAACCGCGCGGCACGGTTTGCCGCATTTAAACCATTTTAAAACGGAGTTAAAACCATGAAAAAAAGCGAATTGATTAGCGTACTGGCCAAACACGCCGACGTCAGCAAAACCGAAGCCGACCGCGTGCTGGCCGCGCTGGAGCAGGCGGTGAAGGTCGAATTGCTCGAAGGCGGCGAAGTTACCCTGCCGGGCATCGGCACACTGGGCACGGCCCAACGCGCCGAGCGGCAGGGGCGCAATCCGAAAACGGGCGAGACGATTGCCATCCCCGCCACACGCGCGCCGAAGTTTAAACCGGCCAAAGGGCTGAAGGATTTGCTCAAGGGTTGATGGCTGATGATAACGGGCGGCAGGGTATGCCGCCTGTCTGAAACCCCAAATCCAAGCGGATTGAACCAGTCCGCTTCAGTTTGAAGTTTTAGCGACGAGGAAAACCATGAGCACAGACGAACAATACAAACGCAAGGGGCTGATTGCAAAAATCAAAATCGCGCAAAGCCAGCTTGGGATGGAAGACGATGTTTACCGTGCGATGCTGGCGCGTGTGTGCGGCAAAACATCCTGCACGCAGATGAATCTGGCCGAATTGCAGGCGGTGGCGGCGGAAATGAAGCGGATGGGCTTTAAGCAGACCGCACCGAAGGGCAAAGGTATCCGCCCTCATTTGACGCCCGACCGCGAAGCCCTGCTGAATAAGCTGGAGGCGCTGTTGACGGTGGGCGATAAAAGCTGGCAGTACGCCGACGGGATGGCGAAAAGGATGTTCGGCAAGGATTTGGTGCGATTTTTGACACCCGAGCAGCTCTACAAGTTGGTGCAGGCACTGCAAATCCATACCAATAAGGAACAGGCAAAAAAGGCGGCAGAGCAATGATGAAGGTGGATGAAGAAGATTTTGAGGCGGTGCGCCACCTGCTGCCCGAAAGTGTGCTGGCACTGATTACGATCATCGGGCTGACAGAAACGGTGGAGCTGGTGAAAAACTTAGGCGGCACGACCTACCCGTTGCGGCAGGGACGTACCAAAGGCAGCGAATCGCGGCTGGCTTATTTGGAGGAAATCGTCGGCGGTGCGGCGATGGAAAAAATGGTGGAAGCACTGGCTCCCTGCGATTTGTTTATTCCGAAATGCGAGCAGGCTTTGTTGGAATTGCGCGACCGCCATATCCGCCGCCGCTTCGATGCGCAGACGGGTAAAGGCGTACCGGCTTATGAGGCGGTGAACGATTTGGCTTTGGCGCACGGGCTGACCGACCGCCATATCTGGCGGATTCTGAAGAAGCCGGATAATGAGGGGGTACAGGAAGGGTTGTTTTGATATTTGGACAGTCTTACTTAAATTTAAGAGTAAAACTGTTTTGATTTTGAATTATAATTTATCTCTTAATTATTTTTCATAAAAGGGATAAATAGAGATGTCAATATTATTTTTTATCTTGATAATTATTTTTTTAATCATTTTTATTTTTATATTTGTTAAAAATAGAAAAGAACAATCTAATAATTTGACTAAAAATTTAATGCCTACAACGGCCCTTTCTTTTGAGCATATTGATTTACCTAATTCTAGAAAATACTCAGTTATAGATAATTTAAGTATTGACATCCCAGATGAGATGGCAGAAAAAACAAAATCGGAAATTGCTGAAATGGCTTTTGATCATATTTTTAAAACGATCGAATGTGATATTACGATTAAACAAAAAATCCGTAATGAATATGTCAATGCTTTAATTAAACAGCAATATGACCGTTATCACGATATTTTAAGATTTAATCTTGCTGGTGTGAATTTCAAATGGAAGTGGTTTGATGATTGGAAAGGTATATTTATTGCTGCTGATAAATGGCCTGCAGCTTGGAATAACCTTAATTATGATGAAATAACAGTACCTGAAAATATTCATGCAATACTGGAATTTGTGAAAGTTGCTGAAATCAGAAAGGTTTTAAAAGAGAAAGGGATAAAAAAAATCCCAACAAGTCGGATACAGGTACAGGAGTTAGCACTAATCCATCTTACGGTTAATGATTTACAAGAAGCAATTAAAGAACGTGTAAGCTATTTTGAGGCATTGAGGGATAGAAACAATCAACAGACCATTTTGTACCTGATTGAAAGAAGCATCAGCCATACTCAAAGTCAGTTGTCAGAATTAGTTAATATTATGCAGATTAAACAGGAAAAACCACAGCTTGAGTTGAAAGATATTGTTTATTTATCGCCCAGTTGGGGTGAGGAAGAACTTGATCGATGGGTATTGGAACAAGTGGATGATTCAGTAGATAATAATAGTTTCCCCCCCTATTATCCTGGTGATTCGATTTCTATTCGATTAGATTATTCTGTACGATACTGACTATCTTAATTTAGACCGTCTGAAGACCAGCCCGAGAGCGAAAGCCCTCGGGCTTTTTGTTGTCTGTCTGACATGGGGCAGGCGCGGTGCGGTATAGGCGGACGGGATAATCAAGGCTCGATAACAGACTAAGCAGGACGAATTTATGAGCAAGATTATTGTGCTGACCGCAGGCCACAGCAACACCGACCCGGGCGCGGTGAACGGCAGCGACCGTGAGGCGGATATTGCACAGGATATGCGCAATATTACGGCATCGATTTTGCGCAACGATTATGGTTTGACGGTCAAAACCGACGGCGAGGGCAAGGGAAATTTGCCTCTGCGCGAGGCGGTTAAACTGATTCGCGGCTCGGATGTGGCGATTGAGTTCCACACTAACGCTGCTGCCAGCAAAGCAGCGACGGGCGTCGAGGCATTGAGTACGTCGAAAAACAAGCGTTGGTGTCAGGTGTTGAGCAAGGCCGTTGCCGATGCGACCGGCTGGAAGCTGCGCGGCGACGGCGGGTTTAAACCGGACAATGCGGGACAGCACAGCCGTTTGGCCTATGCGCAGGCGGGAGGCATTGTGTTTGAGCCGTTTTTTATCAGTAACGATGCCGACCTCAAGCTCTTTAAGGAACGCAAGTGGGCTATTTGCCGCGTGATTGCGACGGCCATTGCGATGGAAGTGGGAGCGGCGCGGGTATGAAAAAAGGTTTGATTGCGTTGGCGATTGCTGCGGTATCCGGTATGCGTCGTCCTGCAATATCAGAATTTCAGATTACGCCTATCCCTGCGTATCAAGTGCGCCAACATTCGAGTGTGCGCACAGGTAAGTCAGGTGTGGCCGCTGCCAAACGGGCGGCGCGTAAACGCAAGGCGAAAAAATGCTGAAAGCGCGTCTGATTTGTTGGATTCTGAATTTGCTATCGAATGATTGGGAAGTCCGGATTGAAACACGCTGTATCGGCAATGGTTATTACGACCGCCCAATCATTGTGAAAAAAAAGCACTGATATTTGTCGGGCATAAATGCCCGACCTACGGGATAAATAATGCGTATTTTGGATATTTTTAAAAACCCGGCTACGGGCAATGTGTCGCACTCGAAACTGTGGGCAAATGTTGCCTGCGCGGCGGGGACGTTTAAATTTGTGATGCTGCCTGACCCGTCGGCAGAGATTTGGGCGGTGTATTTGGGCATCGTCGGCGGCTATGCTGTGGCGCGTTCGTTTGTCAGCGTGAAGCGGCAGGAAGTGGAGGGAGGCCATGCCCGTGAAACTGATTAAATACCTGCCCCATTTGGTCGCGGCGTTGCTGCTGGCGGCGGCCAATGCTGAAATAGGCCGTCTGAAACAGCAATACAGAAAGGGGATTCGTCATGCAATCGAACAGGATAAAAGCATTGCCGGCAATGCTTGTATTGACGGTTTGGGCACTCACGGGCTGCGCCAATACCGCCAAGCCCTCGGATACGGTGCCGATTAAAACGGTCGAGGTGCCGGTTATGCCCGCGCCGCCTGCCGCCCTGATGGTGCCGCCGGCACGCCCCGCGCCGCCGGAAAGCGGCAGTGCCGATGCGCTGCTGGAGCATGCGGTGGAGTTTGGCGGCTATGTTGCGGAATTGGAAAATCAAAACGCGGCATGGCGGGAGTGGGTGAAAGGTGTCAAAGAATGACCGTGTATCGTGAATTGATAGAACGCCAGCTGGCGGTACGCCAAGCGGGTTTGCAAATCGGGCTGCAAAAGGCCAACGAGCAGGAGCCATTCATCGCGGCGGTGGCCGAAACTTTGAGCCGCACGATGTGGGGCTATGCGATGCGGATGGATGCGCGGTTTGAGGTAACGTTTGTCGTTAATTTGGGCTATGTGGCCTTCGAGCATCAATTCGCGGCAGTCAAACAGGCGCTGGCGGAAAAGTTTGAAGTGGAAGCCGACGGGGATGCGCTGACTGTGGAATCCGACCGCCTGCCCTATGGTATTGCGGCCTGCCGGGTGGTGTTCGGAGAGGTGTGATGAGCGGAGATACGCCGATTACGGTGGAATATGTGTTCGGCACGTTGGTGTCGTTTCTGATTGCTTTGCTGTGGTATTGGGTGAAAGGGATTTCGGACGGCCTGAAAGAAGCCCGCAAAGATCGTGATGAACTGCTCGGCAGGTTGCACAGTGTGGAAACATCTTATCAGACGAAGGCGGAAGCAAAAGACAACAGGAACGAAATCTTGAACCTGTTGCGTGAAATCAAGGCTGATTTGAAAGAGGTCGGTCAGAAAATCGAACGGAAGGCAGACAAATAATGCAAAACCAAGACCCTATTTTAAGAGCGTTGGCCGAAATCAACGGCAAGCAGGACAAATTATTACAAAATCAGGAACGCATGGATGCGGAAATCAAGAAAATCCATGCCGATTGCCGCCGCACGTCGGCAACCACCGGCGCGGCCGCGGGCGCGATTTCGGGCGGCATTGTGGCTACGGGCATCGCATTTGCCCGCGCCAAGTTGGGGTTGTAGCGATGGCACATCCGAAGGCGACCCGCGACAAGCTGCGGGCACTCTACTGCAACGGCGAGCAGAGCCTTGAGACGGCGGCGGCTTTATGCGGCGTATCGCTCGGCACCGCCCGCCGCTGGCGCGATGAGGCCAAGGCGCAGGGCGACGACTGGAACAAGCTGCGCGCGGCCCATACGCTGGCCGGCGGCAGCATAGACGAAATCGCGCGGGCGATGATGACGTCGTTTCTGGTGCAGTATCAGGCGACGATGACGATGTTGCAGGATGCGGAAGTGGAAGATTTGCCGCCGAGCAAACGGGTGCAGCTGCTGGCGAGTTTGGCCGATGCGTTTACCAAAACGGTGGCGGCGAACAAGCGGGTGTTGCCGGAAGTGCAGGAAGCGGCGGTGGCAATTAAAGTTATCAATCGTCTGGTGGACTATATAGACGCGGAATATCCCAATATGTTGGCGAATTTCGATGTGGTGCTGCAAGGTTTCCAAGGTGTTATTGAGAAAGAATTTTAATCATGCAGGGAAAGTTAAGCCGTAATGAACTGCGCGCCCGAATGTCCGCCATACGGGCAGACATCAACCGGCGCATCAATGCGGCGGATATCGGATTGTCTGCCGCACCTGCGGATATTGCCGAGCGTCGCGCCAAAGTGATGCAGTGTACGCCTGAAGCATTCCGTTTTTTCTGCAAGACTTATCTGCCGCACTATTTCCCCGACGACAGCGAGTCGATCTTTCATACTTGGGCATACACGGAACTGCCCGAAATCGAAAAAGAGCCGGAATCTGTCTTGCAGTCTTGTGCGGCATCGCGCGGCGAAGCGAAAACATCATTGACCGTACAGGCGTTTGCCTTGTGGCGCGAAGTGCGTAATGCCAAACACAATACCGTCATCGTGTCTGACACCGAAGACCAAGCAGATGCCATCGTCGAAGCTATCAAAACCGAACTGACAGACAATCCTGCGTTGCAGTTGGACTTTCCCGAAGTTTGCGGGCAGGGGCAGGTATGGCGCATCGGCGAAATCCGAACCCGCCAAAATAACCAGTTCAAAGCCTATGGCGCGGGACAGGGCATACGCGGGGCGAAAAAAGGCGAGGTGCGCCCCGATGCGGTCTATCTAGACGATTTAGAAAATGAAAAACACTCCGAAAACATCCGCCTGCGCGACAAACTGACTAAGTGGATAGGCAGCGTTATCAATCCTTTGGGCGGCGCAGGCGCGAAGTGCGACATTTTGTATGTCGGTACGATTTTATGTTTAGACAGCGTTTTGGCGAGGATACTGAAAAACCCGTTTTGGCGCAGTGTGCGCTTTTCCGCTATTATGAAATGGCCTGTAAATATGGGTTTGTGGGCGGAGTGGGAAAATATCTACCGCAATACGTCGAAAGAAAACCGCGCCAATGAAAAGGCCGCGCAGGCCTTCTATGAAGCGAACGAAAAAGAAATGCTGGAAGGCAGTGAAGTAAGCTGGTCGAAACGCCCGCTGCTCGCCCTGATGAAAATTCGCGCCCGCGACGGCATCCATGTTTTTAACTGTGAATATCAAAACCAGCCGGGCAATCCCGAAAATGCGATTTTTGCCGACTTTATTGATAAATCATATTATCGGGAAATGCCACATGACGTGGTATTTTACGGAGCGGTTGACCCGTCTATGGGTAAACTGGGTAAAGGTACCGACCCGTCGGCTATTTTAATCGGCGGATACCAACGCGGTACGGGCACGCTTTATGTCGCTGAGGCACGCATTAAAAAGCGTGTACCCAGCCTGATTATTCAGGAAGTGATTGAGCTGCAAAAACGGTATAAGTGCAAACAGTGGGTCATTGAGACGGTGCAGTTTCAGGAATTCTTTAAAGACGAATTGGTTAAAGAATCGGGCAAACAAGGTGCCCATGTACCCGCCCGAGGTGTCAAACCCACTGCTGAAAAAAACATGCGAATTGAAAGCATACAGTTACATTTCGCAAACGGATTTATTAAGTTACTACCTGAACAGCGTGTGTTGATCGAGCAGTTAAGGGAATTTCCGGACGCAGAACATGACGATGGTCCGGATGCTTTGCAAATGCTTTGGGCGGCCGCTGTAAGTAATACGAGCAAGGTAGAATTTATGTCCGTAGCGAAACATAGTGAGAAATTCGGCAGCGGCGCATGGTAAAACTGACACCGGGCAGGGCTTACGATTAATGCAGGCAGCAGAGAATTGGGGCAAGTTTAACTTGCCCTTTTTTTATTTATGAAAAACATTTTCAGCAGTGCATTGAACAAAATTCTGCCGGGCCGCCATACACTGAAATCCACCCCGCAAACGGCGGAAATTACCCAAAACACCCAAACTCACGAACACCCGAGCAAAGGTTTGACGCCGCAGAAGCTGCACGGCATTTTGGAAGCGGCCGAGCGAGGCGATTTGAAGGCGCAATCGGAACTGTTTGCCGACATCGAAGAGAAAGACGGCCATATCTTTTCCGAGATGAGCAAGCGCAAGCGGGCGGTCATCGGGCTGGATTGGCGCGTGATGCCGCCGCCGGACAGCACCGACGCCGAACGGCGGCTGGCCGAAGAAGTCAAGGGATGGATTGAGCGTCTGCCCGATTTCGAAGACATGATGTTCGACCTTTTGGATGCAGTCGGACACGGCTTTGCCTGTGTGGAAATCGAATGGCAGCAAATAGGCGGCCTGTGGCTGCCGAAAAACTTTATCCACCGTCCGCAAGGCTGGTTTAAGGTGGACGGTGCCGATAATGTGCGGTTGGCCAAACAGGATAATCCGGACGGGGAAGAGCTGTGGGCGTTCGGCTGGCTGGTACACAAACACCGCAGCCGTTCGGGTTTGCTGGTACGCGGCGGGCTGATGCGCACACTGGTTTGGCCGTATCTGTTTAAGAATTATTCGGTGCGCGATTTGGCCGAGTTTCTGGAAATATACGGCCTGCCGACGCGCTTGGGCAAATACGCGGTGGGGGCGGATGAAACCGATAAAACCACGCTGTTGCGGGCGGTAAAAGAAATCGGACACAACGCCGCGGGCATTATCCCCGAAACCATGAATATCGAATTGCTTAATGCCGCTTCCGGCAGCAGCGAGCCGTTTATGGCGATGATCGACTGGGCGGATAAAACATCGTCGAAAGCGATTCTGGGCGGTACGCTTACCAGTATGGCCGACGGTAAAACCAGTACCAACGCGCTGGGTCAGGTGCATAACGAGGTGCGCCATGATTTGCTGGTGTCGGATGCCAAGCAGCTTGCCGGTACGATAACGCAGCAACTGATTCTGCCCCTGCTGCGGCTGAATAAAGGCAATGTGGATGAAACCCGCCTGCCGCGTTTCCAGTTTGATACGCAGTTGCCCGAAGATATGGCGGTTTACGCCGAATCTTTGCCTAGGCTGGTAGAGATGGGCATGAAGATTCCTCTGGCGTGGGCGCAGGAAAAACTGGCGATTCCGCTGGCTTCGGACGACGAGCCGGTATTGGCTTTGCAGACGGCTGAAAGCGAAGGTGTCAAAGTTGCGCCGTTAAGTTACCGCCGCGTGGCCTTGAGCAGGCAGGGCGAAATCTTGGATATGGGGCAGGCGGCCATCGATAACGCAGGTTTGGGCAAAATCGCCCTGCCCGAGCATATCGAACCGTTTTTGCGCGGGTTGGGTCAGGCTTTGGCCGAGGGCGACAGCTATGAAGAGGTGCAGGAGCGGCTGTTGCGGGCTTATCCGCATTTGGACAGCACCGAATTTCAGACGGCCTTGGCGCGGGTGATTTTCATCTCCGACCTGTGGGGACGGCTCAATGGCTGATTTGGGTTTTGCCTTCGGTTTGGAGCCGGAAGCGGCGGTCAAATATTTTGAAGGTTTGGGCTACCATATCCCGCCCGACTGGGATGTGAAATGGAATGAGGCGCAGGCCAAGGCGCGGGCGATTGCAGGCATACACAGGCAAGATATCGTCGGCGAGTTTCACGCGGCAATGTATGGGGCGGCGAAATCGGGCAAATCGTTTGAGGCTTGGCGCGATGAAGTGCAAGGCCGTCTGAAAGCACATGATTGGCATCTGCTCAAAGACGGCGATATTGTGGACGGAGACACCGGCGAAGTCCTCGGACGCGGCATTACCAAACACCGCATGGAAACAATTTTCCGCACGCAGATGCAGTCGGCCTATATGGCCGGCCATTGGCAGGCGTTTGAAGAAGGTCGGGATGATGCGCCGTGGCTGCAATACTCGGCCATTTTGGACAGCCGCACCCGCCAAAGCCATGCGGCGGCGCATGGTGCGGTGTATCACATCGACGACCCGTTTTGGGATTACTTCTACCCGCCCAACGGCTTCAATTGCCGCTGTACCGTGCGGGCGCTTTCAGACAGTGATTTGAAACGGCGCAATCTGCTGCCGCAAAAAGCACAGCTTGAAGATACGGAAGTGGTGGTCAACCGCAAGGGCGATACCCGCCCCGCCAAAGCGGTAAAGCTGCCGGACGGCCGCCGTTTTTATACCGATGCAGGCTTTCAGCACAATGTCGGTAAAAGCCATTTGGCCAACTTGGGGCAGTTGCAGATGCAGCGTGCAGTGGAACTGCCGCCGAAACTGGCGAGCGTATCGATTCAGACGGCCTTAAAACAGCCCGATTTGATGCGGGCGGTGTCGCAACAGGCGGCGCAAATGGTGCGGCGGGTGGATGCGGAAAAAGTGGCGCGCGGGAAAACGCTGTATGTGGGCGCATTGGCCCTGCCCTTATTGGAAGTTTTGGCGGCAAGGAAAATTTACCCGCAATCCGCCGTGATTGCCATAAGCGACGAGCGGGTATTGCACGCTTTGCGCGACAAGAAGGTCAAGCCGCTGCCGGTATCGTTTTGGGAGAGGATACCCGAACTGCTGCAAGAACCGGAGCAGATTTTATTAGGCAAGGCGGGACGAAATGACGATGCCAAACAGTTTTTGGCATTTGTGTATCCGCTGCCGGCAGGCAAGGGGAAGCTAGTGGTAACGCTGGACTATGATGTGAAAACCCGACATCCGTTTACAGGTAAGAAAGAACATCTGACCTTGAATATGGTCAACACCGGCATGATTGCCGAAACGGATAAACAGGTGGATAGCTTACTGTACGGGTATGAAACAATATGGAAAAAGCCATAAAACTCTTTGCCTGATTCGAACAGGATAATACGCGACACGGTAACGTGGCCGTAACCTTTCCAGTAGGAAACCCGAGTTTTATGGCTGTTGGAATCAATATACCATGATTGAGATAAAAATCAACACAGACACCCTGCAAAACAGCTTAAACGCTGCGGCGCGGCGTACCGCCCACACCAAGCCTTTGATGACGCAGCTTGCCCGCATCATGCGCAACGCCGTACTGGATAATTTCGCTGCTGGAGGCCGTCCCGCTTGGGCGCCGCGCAAATATCCGACCGCGCGTGAAGGTTCGGGGCTGTTGCAAGCCAGCGGCCGCCTGCGCAATTCGATTACGCCGAGCAGTACCAACGATACGGCGGTGGTCGGCACCAATGTGGAATATGCGGCTATCCATAACTTCGGCGGGAAAACCTCGCCACACTTGATTAGACCGAAAAAAGGCAAAGCGTTGAAATTCGGCGGCCGCTTTGCCAAGCAGGTTAACCACCCCGGCAGCAATATTCCCGCACGCCCGTTTATGACCCTGCAACCGGAGGACGAAAAGGCCCTATCCGATGCGGTGGCGGAATATCTGGCACAGGCCATTCAGGGGCGGTAATCATGCCTGCCTGAAAAATGCCGAAAAACAGCCCGAAAACGCACTAACCCATACTTACCCCTACCCATCGCCTGAAAATCAATCCTGCGCGCGTTTGAACACCTTTTGAACACTATCCCGCGCGTATCTCTGCAAGTACATTTCCCCTCCCTAGAAAATCATCTGTCTGACATAGGCCAAGCTTTGACGAGGGCGCGGCTGCCGCACAATGCGGGCTATGGACACCAAAACCCTTCTTGCCGCCTTATCCGCCGCCCATGTCGGCGGTTCGGACGGCTTAATCAAAATCGTACCCAAAGGCCAATTTGCACCGGTTGACGGCCGCACCGATACGGGTGTGCCGCACTGGACGATGTCCGCCGACTTGGCGCAGCAAATCATTGCCGCCTTTGACGCCGCACAAACCGACCTTGTGGTCGACTACGAACACGCCACGCTGAAAGCCGCCGAAACGGGGCAGCAAAACCCTGCCGCCGGCTGGATCAGCAAATATGTGTGGGATGACGAGCGCGGCCTGATGGGCGAAGTGAAATGGACGCAACGCGCCAAAGACATGATAGACAGCGGCGAATACCGCTATCTGTCGCCGGTACTCGAATACGACACGCTGGGCAATGTACGCGGGCTGCACAGTGTGGCGTTGACCAATTCGCCCGCACTGGACGGCATGGCTCTGGCTGCATTGAGCCGCCAAAACTCTATCAACCCCAAACAGGAAACAAGTATGAACAAGGAAGCTTTAATCAAGCTCTTGGGCTTGGCGGCGGATGCCGATGACAAAGCCATCGAAGCGGCTTTGGCCGAAGCACAGGAAAAGCTGGGCGGTAAAACGCTTGCCGAAGCACTGGCCGCACCCAAAGAAGAACCGCAAGGTGGCGAAGGCGATAAAGGTACTGCCGGCAAACCCGAAGACAAGCCGCAAGGCGGCAATGCCGACGACGGCGAAGTGGCCGAACTCAAAGCGCAAGTGGCCGCGTTGAGCAAGAAAGTGATTGCAATGGAAGTGGGCGGCACTTCAGACGGCCTGATCCGTGCCGCGCTTTCAGACGGCCGCCTGTTGCCACATCAAGAAGCATCGGCGCGCCAACTGGCCGCCAAAGACTCTGAAGCGTTTAAAGCCCTGATTGACGGCAGCTTGGCACTGGCCGCTTTGAGCAAAACGCAGACCGGCGGCAAAGGCGGCGCAGACGGTACGTCCGCGCTGACCGCCGAAGAAGCAGCCGTCGCCGCGCAATTGGGCATTTCTGCCGAAGATTATGCGAAGGCCAAGTAATCCGATAAAGGAAAAGACAACATGATTATCACACCAGACACCTTAAAAGCCCTGTTCACCGGCTTTAAAAAGAATTTCCAAGACGGCCTGAAAATGGCGGAAAGCCAATACAAGGAAATCGCCACCGTCATTCCGTCTTCCACTGCGTCCAATACTTACGGCTGGCTCGGCCAATGGCCCGCTTTCCGCGAATGGGTGGGCGACCGCGTATTCCAAGATATGAAGGCGCACGGCTATGCCATCACCAACAAGCATTTTGAAAGCTCGGTCAAAGTCAACCGCAACGACATCGAAGACGACAATGTCGGCATTTACGCGCCGATGATGACCGAGATGGGCCGTGCTTCGGCGGTACATCCCGACGAATTGGTGTTTGCCTTGCTGAAAAACGCACACGCCACGTTGTGTTACGACGGTCAGAACTTCTTTGATACCGACCATCCTGTGTATGAAAAAGTGGACGGCACCGGTCAAGCCAGTACCGTATCCAATATTTTCGCCGGCAGCGAAGCGGCCTGGTATCTGCTGGACACTACCCGCGCCCTGAAACCGTTGATTTACCAAGAGCGTAAAGCGAAGCAGTTTACCGCCATGACCGCCGATACCGACGAAGGCGTATTCATGCGCAACGAATACCGCTACGGCGTGGACGGCCGTTGCAACGTGGGCTTGGGCTTCTGGCAGATGGCGGCGAAATCGCAAGAGAAACTGGACGCTGCCGGTTTCGAGAAAGCCTACAACGCGATGGTGAGCCTGAAAGGCGACGGCGGCCGACCGCTGGCCATCCGCCCGAATGTGCTGCTGGTACCGCCTGCTTTGGAAAACGCGGCCAAAGAGCTGGTGGAAGGCGACCGCCTGGCCAACGGCGCGTACAACCCGAACAAAGGCAAGGCGAAAGTCATCGTATCGCCTTGGTTGCTGTAACGAACAGGCGGGCACCGCCCGCCGGAAGGGATAGAAAATGGCAAAAGAAAAAACCGGACAGGAAGTTGGCGCGACCGTTGATGTCAAACCGGAAGAGGTAACCGTAACCGCTGCCTTACAGGCCGAGATTGAAGCCTTGAGAGTCGAATTAGACAAAGCCAATGCCGAAATTCAGGCGGTGCAGGCAGAGTTGTCCGCCGCGCAAGAGCGCAATGCCGAATTGGAAAGACTGCTTGAAGCCGGCCTTGCACCCGGCGGCATTTCAGACGGCGAAACTTTGACACCTGAAGCGGAAGCCGCCTTTTATACCGGCAGCGGAGCACCCGCCGCAGATGCCGAAGTGGTGGCGATTAAGAGCAAACACGGCCATGCGTTTTTCCGCGCCGGCTACCATGTACAGCCGCACTGGACGTTTGTGCGCCGTGCGGACTTCGAACCCGCCGACTTTGAGCGTCTGATTGGCGACCGTATGGTTGAAGCGCGCGAAGCCCTGCCGACGGATGCATCATGAGCTACGCTGCCGTTGCCGATTTGGTGGCGCGTTTCGGCGAAGCCACCATCACCGGCCTGACCGACTTGTCCCGCAAGGGCGCGGTGGACGAAACCGTCGCACAGCAGGCTTTGGATGATGCCGCCGCCGAAATCGACGGCTATCTGATGAACCGCTATACCCTGCCGCTACCCAAGCCGCTGCGCATTTTAACCGTGTATTGCTGCGATATTGCGGTGTACCGCCTGTGTACCGGCAAACGGCAGCTTACCGAAGACATCGTGCACCGCTATGAAGCGGCAGTGAAGTTCCTGCAACTGGTAGCGGCGGGGAAAGTCGGCTTGGGCGTTACCGACCCCGCAGGCGAAAAGCCCGCCGTGCAAGGCAACGGCGTGATGTTTACCACACAGGAAAAGGTGTTCGGCCGTGATAGCGTCTATTGAACAAGCCATCAGGCAGCGGCTTTCAGACGGCCTCGGCCAAATGGTGACGGGTGTCTTTACTTACGGCGGGGAGTTTGACGGCGAAGGTTTGGCGCAGGTGGTCAACCAGTTCCCCGCCGTGTGGATCATGTTTGCCGGCATCAAAGACACCGTCCGCCACGATACGCGCGGCAGCCGTTTTAAAGCGATTGGCCAATTCACGGTATTGGTGGGAGACCGTGCCAGCGGCAGTGAAGCAGATAGCCGTTTCGGCGGCCTGCACCGCCATGATGTCGGTACCTACCGTCTGATGCAGACCTGCCGCCACCTGCTGACCAATCAATCGCTGGGCTTACAGATAGGCCGTCTGCAACCCGGGGCGGCCAAAAGCCTGTTCAGCCGCCAAATGGAGCAAGACGCCGTCAGTGTGTTTGCGCTGGAATTTGAAACGTATTGGTTTGAAGACGCGCTGCAAGACGGTGATTGGCCGCGGCCTGCGGTTTCAGACGGCCAACAGGCGAAAGTATATGCCGACGTATCCGAATACCAAGGCCGCACCGAACCCGAACATCCCGACTTTAAAGGCGTGAACCTTGAATTGCGTATCCCGCCGAAAAACCCCGACCAACCCGCCGATATGGCGGCCACCGTTGAAACCAAGGTGAAACCATGAACGAAACCATTAAAGTACGCGCCGCCGACGGCCTGCAAGTGCCGCTGGCCGGTAAACCACATGAATACATTACCGACCAAGAAACCGTTACCGTACCCGATGCCGCCTATTACCGCCGCTGTATCGAATACGGCGACCTTGTGGTCGTAACCGAAGACACCCAACCCGCGAAAGGCAGCAAATAATGGCATCCGCAAACATCAATTTCGAAAAAATCCCCGCCAGCACCCGCAAGCCGGGCGTGTACGCCGAGTGGAACACCAAGCTGGCCGTGCGCAACCTGCCCACCAACAAACAGCGCGTGCTGATTGTGGCGCAGCACAACAATCCCGCCTTGGGTGGGCTTACCGAGCTGGAGAACGTGTTTTCCGCCGCCGATGCGGCCGCTAAATACGGCGCAGGCAGCATGGCGCACCTGATGGTTACCGCCGCGATTAAAGCCTATGCCTATGCCGATTTAAGCCTGATTACCGTAGCCGACAACAAGGCCGGAGTGGCCGCCGTCGGCAAAATCACCTTAAGCGGTACTGCCAATACCCAAGGCGTGTTGCGTGTGAGCATTGCCAATGCCGACACTTTAACCATCGGCATCGGTGCCGAAGACACCGCAGCCACCGTTGCCGCCGCCGTCAAAGCCGCCATCGATGCCGTGCCCGATTTGCCGGTTACCGCCACCGTTGCCGAAGCAGTGGTGACGCTTACCGCCAAAAACAAAGGTACGGCCGGCAACGCCATCCGCATCAAAACCGGCAATACCGCCGAAGGCATTACCGCCGCCGTTACCGCCATGACGGGCGGCGATGCCAACCCCGATATTGCCGCCGCGCTCAATGCCGTGGTCGCCGAAGGCCACCACATCATCGCTTGCGGCATCAACGACGAAACCAACCTGCTGAAACTGCGTGCCCATTTGGATACCGTAGCCAGCCCGATGGAAAAACGTTGGACAATCGGCGTATACGGCCAAACCGGCACGCTGGCGCAAGCCACCACCTTGGCAGGCCGTCTGAACCACGGCCATATCGTCAGCGCATGGTATCGCGGCACCCCCAGCCTGCCTTGCGAGCTGGCCGCCGCCTTTGCCGCCGTGATGGCGAGCGAAGAAGACCCCGCCCGCCCGTTGAACACGCTGGCATTAAACAGCATCGGCGTGTGCGAAAGCAAAGACAAAACCATGCGCACAGAGCAGGAAAACGCCCTGTATAACGGCGTTACCCCGATTGAAACCAGTCCGGCCGGTACGCAGGCGCAAATCGTGCGCGCCATCACCACCTACACCAAAACCGCCAACGGCACGGCAGACGAAAGCCTGCTGGACGTAACCACCGTGCGCACCCTGATTTATGTAAGCCGCGCCTGCGTCGACCGCATCGCGTTGCGTTTCCCGCGCGACAAATTGAGCGACCGCACCCCGCCGCGCGTGCGTAGCGAACTGATTGACGTATTGATGCGCTGCGAAGAGCTGGAAATTTTGGAGCGCGTGGAAGAAAACCTGCCGAAACTGATTGTGGAACGCGACCTGCAAAACACCGGCATGTTGAACTGCCGCATTCCCAGCGATGTCGTCAACGGCCTGCATGTAGTAGGTATGGTTGTAGATTTATATTTGTAAGAAAGGTTGAAACATGAGTACCGAATACGTTGGCAGCGTCATCCTCTATCTGGGCGCGAGCGAAGTCGAAGTCACCAAAATCGACGTGAAAGACAGCACCGGCAAAAAGCCCGTAAAAACCATGAACCGCACCCGCCGCGTCAAAGGCTATACCCGCGGTGTCGGCCAATACGACATTACCTTTACCGCAGTGGTGCCGACCGACGGCACGGCGGTGGACTGGGCAAATATCGACGATGCCAAAATCAGCCTGGTGCCGGACGTAAAAGGCGCGCGCCCGACATCGTACCTCGGCTTCTGCGCCACCGAAGCGGGCGAAAGCTATACCGTGGACAACGAGCTGGTGGTGGATGTAACCGGTTTTGCGATTCGGAAGGTGTTGGAGTAAATATTTTCTTGTTAACAGAAGCCGCTTTAGCGGCTTCTGTTGTTTTTATTACACTGTTTTTAATGAAATTCAATTTTTTAAGTAAAATGATTGAATTTTGAAAAAAGATTTGATATTATGCGACCGTATCAATACAACAGAAGTACGTTGTAAGTGCATAATAAAGGAGCTTTAACAATGGGACTGACTAAATTCGGCGAAGCCGTTCGTGAGGCTCGCCGTCAAACTAAACAAACTTTACTGACAATGGCTAAGGCACTAGACACTTCACCTGCCTTTTTGAGTGCCATCGAAACAGGGCGTAGTAAAGTGCCTATGGATTTTGTTAAAAAGGTTGAAGGTTTTTTTGAAAACTTAGGCCAACCAATAGACGGTTTAAAGCAAAAAGCGATGGTTTCTAATGAGAATGTATCGTTAAGCGGCTTAAGCCTGCAACAACAAATGCTGGTGGCCGGTTTCGCCAGTTCAGACTTCAGCAAAGAGCAATTGGACAAATTTGCCGAATTATTAAGAACCATTCATCATAAAGATTCACAGAAAGAAGAGGATGATGCAGCGAACTAATTATTCATTGCGTGGTGTGCGCGTGGAAATGTTAAGTGAAGATACAATTAATTTTTTTGCGAACGAAGCTGCCAAGTTTTTGGCAGTAGATAAGCATACCCGCAAAAAAATGGATACATTTATGGAGATGTTGGGAGAGTACGGTATTGTAATTGATGTTGTGGCAGATAATGAGTGGCTGGATGTTACCAATGCTATGTGCAATAACGGCACCATTTTACTGCCTGATAGCCTCTACTCGCGTATTTGTCTTGGCGAGGATGAGGCTATTTTTATTTTCTTTCACGAATTAGGGCACCTGCTATTAGGCCATAAAGCGATGCTCCATCATAGTGATATTTTACCTACGAAGTATGAAGATTCAGAATGGCAAGCTGATGAATTTGCAAAATGTATTTTGAAAAAGATGGGGATTAATAAGTATGTCCCAGCGCAGTTAAGTTTAAAATTTTAAAAAGAAAAACGACTTGGAATGCTACCAACATCCCAAGCCGCATATTTAGTTAGTGGTTTGAATGTGCAACTTTACACTAACCAGCATGTATAGAGATAATACGCTTAATTAACAAGCCAGCGATTATCTAACGATACAGTTGAGAGCGCAAATTTTTTACACTCCAAAACGGTTGTAAAAGTTTGGAAATGTAGCATGCCTTTAACAGAAAAGGTTAATTTATGACCTGTACCTGTAACTGTACTGGTTTAAAACCGGTACGTGTTCGACAATATCACCGCTACCGCAATGGTCAGTGGGAAATTGTATGCACTCATTGTCGCAGTTTACCTAATAAGTAACTGACAACGATTGCATTAATTTGATACAGCCCTTAAACGACAATTAAGCCTTGATTGATACAAGGTTTAACCAACGTTTAAGGGCTTTTTTATGTCTGAATTTTCCCCCGAACTCATCCGCGCCATCGAAGATTACGAATTGCGCGTTTCCCCCGACCTGAAAACCGTTACCGGCCGTCTGAAATACGGCATCGGTGTGATTGACGGCGAAATGCACCATGATTTTGCCATGCACCTTTTAACCGTGCGCGAAGACATGGAGATTGACCCGCAACTTGAAGGCCAACCGCGGCTGATTGCCGCCTATGCCGCCTCACTGGATAAATTGGGCGGCTTAGCAGCCGAATCTTTGACACCTGATTTGCTGCTCGACGAGATGACTGCCGCCGACTTTGACGCGCTGTACTGGGCGCAAGAGCTGCTGCAAAAAAAGCGGCTTTGCCCGCACCCCGCGCCGACCGTTACCGATACGCCGTCTTAAAACTTGGCCGATACGGCATCACGCCCGCCCAAATCGACGGCATGACCCGGCCCGAACTGGAGGGCTGGTTGAAGCAGGCCGACTTAATCGAGCGCGGCCGTGCCGCACCGATAGTGATGCCGTGGTTTGTCCCTGCGAACCTCAAACCATCCGCCGCCACGGGCGGGCAGACCCAAACCTTTATCAGCAAGCGTAAGAAAAAATGAGCCAGCATAGCGTAGAACTGGTGGCCAAGTTTAAGGACAACGCCACACCCGGCCTCCGCCGTTTGGCGGCGGAAGCGGAAAAAACAGGCAGCCGGCAGTTGCAGAAAGCCGCAGCGGTCAAGCTGAAGCATCAGGAGATGTACAGCGCGACCGCGCGGCTGGGCATCCGCACCGAACACCAAATCCGTCGCGAAATCCAGCGGACGCAGGCGGCCTACAACCGTTTGGCCAAAAGCGGTGCCGCGTCGCAACGCGATCTGGCACGGGCGGCTCAGGCGACGAAGTCGCGGATTAAAGAATTGAACGCGGAAATAAATGGCGGCGCTAGCCGTTGGCAGCGTGTCGGTTCGGGTTTCAGGTCGGTCGGACGCGGTATGGCCGGCGCGGCGGCGGGTACGGCGGCAGGGGCTTATGTGCTGGCGCAGCCGGTTAATCGAACGATGGATTTCGATACGGCTTTGCGCCATGCCGCCAATACCATGTATGCGGGCAAAAGCATGAACGAAAAGCGCGCGGGCATGGAGGAAATCAAGAAATCGGTTATGGATGCCGCCTATGTCGGCGGAACGACGCCCGAGGCCGCTTTGGAAGCCATGAATACCATGGTGGCCAGCGGCGCGATGAGCGGCGAGGCCGTGAAAAAACTGTTGCCGACCGTTATGAAAACCGCCGCTGCCGCCAATGCGGAAGGAAACGATATTGCCAATATCATTACCAAGGCTCTGCAGGCGGGGTTCAAAGAGGCGGATATTCCGTCGCTGCTCGACCGCGCGCTGCAATCGGGCGCAGACGGCGGGTTTGAATTGAGGGATATGTCGCGCTGGCTGCCGCAGCAGCTGGCGGCGATGAAAACCGCCGGCATGGGTGCAACGCTGGATAATTTTTCTAGTCTGCTCAATGCCAACCAATTGTCGTTTATGACGGCGGGCAGTACCGACGAAGCCGGCAACAACTTAGTCAACCTGCTGGCAAAAATCAACAGTCAGGATATTGTCTCCAAAGCCAAAAAAATCACCCTAAACGGCAAAGAAGGTTTCGACTTCACCGCCAGTATGAATAAACGGCAGGCGGCGGGGATGAACTCGCTGGACGCGCTGGTGGACATTGTGGCCGAAATCACGGCCAAGGACGAAAAGTCCGCCGCCCTGATGAAGCAGATCAATGCCGCGCAAGGCGACGAAACCAAGCTGGCCTTGCTGGAAAACCAAAAGGCCTTGGTGGACGGTACGGCCATCGGGCAGCTGGTTTCCGACCGTCAGGCATTGATGGCATTGCTGGCATTGGTCAACAACAGGCAGGAATTGACCCGCCTGCAGGCAGGCCAGGCCAACGCGGCAGGCGCGGTGGACGGCTCATACGGATTCCTTGCCGAAGGTTCGGGATTTAAAAAAGCCCAATTCTCCCTTGCCAAATCGGAAGCCGAATACGGCGCATTTGAAAAATTCAGCGACCGCATCGGCGGCTGGATGCAGTCGGCTGCGCAATGGATGCGAGGCCATCCCGAACAGGCGCAAACCGTCACGCAGGTCGGATACGGTGCCACGGCCGCATCGGCCGCCGCTGTGAGTGCCAAGGCAGTCGGCGGCGGTGGCGGGTTTTGGAGTAATTGGGGCAGCAAACTGCTCGGCAGCAAAGCCGGTTTCGGCTTAGGGCTGCTGTTACATTCCGAGGAATTGAATAAAGGTGAAGCAGAATTTGTGGCGCTCCAAAGGCAGTATGCTAAAAAGCGGGCTGCCGCACAGACGGCTCCGCTCGACAGTCCTGTTTTGAAGGACAGCATATTACAACTTGACCAATCGGCACAAACCAACCAGCAGGCCAGCCAGCAGTATATGCAGGCGGCGGCGGAGAATCAGGCGGCAACGGCGCAGATGACCGGTGCGGCGGCACAAATGACGGCAGCGGCCGCACAAATGCAGGCGGCGGCAGGCAGGCCGATTCCGGTTACCGTTACCGTGCAAAACGGCAACATTGTGGCCTATGTGAATCAGGCGGTAGAACGCAACAGCAGGAAAAACTGATGAGTTGGAAAGATACCTTGCTCGATGCGAGCTTCAAGGGCGTTACCTTTGACGTCATCGACGACACGCTGCGCGGCACCCACGCGCTGGCGGAGCACGAATACCCGTTCGTACAGGGCGCGGACATCGAAGATACGGGCGTATCCGCGATGGATATGGCTTTGACCGCCGTATTGTGGGGCGAAGATTACGAAGGCCGCCTGCAAAGCCTGCTGAACGTATTGCGCGAAACGGGCGCGGGCGAATTGATCCACCCGATTTACGGCAGCGTGCCCGATTGCGTGGTGGCGGATTTTGAAGCCGCGCACAACGAAGAAACCCCCGACTACTGCACCGTGCGGATGACCTTTAAGCAAAGTGTCAAAGCCGCGCCGTTTTTTGACCGCGACTTGCCGACGGCCTTGGCCGACGAAGTGGATTTCCTTGCCGACTTGGCCGCATGGCAGGGTTTCGAGGTATTTCAGACGGCCTTGAACAAGATTCAAAAAGCGCAAAGCCGCTGGAATGCTTTTCATGCCACGGTATTGATGGCGGTGGGCGTATTGTACGGGCAGGTAAACGGCATCTTCACCGGCGGCCTGAACCTGCTGAACAGCCCGCGCGTATTGGTGGCGGAGCTGAAATCGGTATTCGGTGCGCTGGCCAATATGCACAATGTCGGTAAAAGCGGGCTGGACGGCTGGCGCGATATGGTGGGCGGTGTATCTAAAGCAGCCGCTACGCCGTGGCAGGTCAGCCGCGGAACCGAAGGCAGTGTGGCGGCGGTAGATTTAATCCAACGCGCCAAGCCCGAAGATGTGGCTGCCTTTACCGCGTTTACCGCCACCGTGGGCGCGTGTACGCTGGCCGAACAAGCCGCCGATATTTTAGCCGTACAACTGAACGAGCCAACTTTGACACCTGTGGAAATCTCGCGTCTGCTGGCCGATACCCGTGCCGCCTTGCAGCGTGCTTTGGCCGCCCAGCGCATCTTGGCCATGATGCTGGCGGATGAAACCAAAGCCGACAAACTGGCCTATTGCCTGCTGCGGCTGTATCAAACACCGGCAGACAGTGCCGATGATGTGTACCAACGCATCGAAGCGGCCGGGCTGCTGCCGCAAACCCCTTATCTGGAAACTGCCGCCGAGCTTACCGAAAGTCTGCGCAATACGGCGCATAAACTGCAAAAACAGGCGTTTGCGGTCATCAATATGAAGCCGCCGCTGGTACAGAAAACCGTAACCCGCGATATCGGCCTGCACCTGCTGGCCTTTGAGTGGTACGGCGACTACAGCCGCTTTGGCGAACTCTTGCGCCTGAACCCGCAAATCCGCCATCCGAATTTTATTGAGAAAGGCACGGTACTGAATGCCTACGCCCGATAACACCGTTACTCTGCTGATTAACGGTAAAACACACGGCCAATGGACGAATTACGACATCGTTTCCGACCTGCTCACCCCCGCCGATGACTTTTCAGTCACGCTCGGCCGCCCCGTCGATGCCAAACCCGATACGGTGCGGGCGGGTGACAAGGTTGAAGTGCGCGTGGGCGGCGATACGGTATTGAGCGGCCGCATAGACCGCGTGCAGACCGTTACCGAAAAAGGCGGCAAAACCTTAACCATACAAGGCCGCGACGATGCGGGCGTGCTATTGGACTGCTCCGCTCCGCTGTTTAACGCGCAGGATATGGACTTAAACCAAATCATCGAAAAAATCGTCAAGCCTTTGGGGCTTGCCAAAATCCGCATCGATGCCGCCAAAACCGACAAAACCCACAAAGTGCAGATCGAGCCGGGCAGCCGCGCGTGGGATGCACTGCTTGAATATGCCGAGGCAAACGGTTTATGGCCGTGGCTGGAGCCGGACGGTACACTGGTAATCGGCGGTCCCGATTACACCGCCGCACCGGTGGCAGAACTGGTTTTACGGACCAACGGCCAAAACAACAACATCAAGCGGCTGGAAGTAAACCGCGATATGGCCTCGCGGTACAGCGAAGTCACCGTATTGGCGCAAAGCCACAGCGGCAAAAACAACATTAAAGCCACCGCCAAAGACGAATCCGTCAAACTGCACCGCCCCCTAATCGTAACCGAGCCGGACATCGACAGTCAGGCTCAAGCGCAGCGCAAGGCGAAAAAGCGGCTGGCCGACAGCAGGCTGGAAGGCTTAACAATTACCGCCACCGTACAAGGCCACCGCACTGACGACGGTACCTTGTGGCAGCCCGGTCAGCGCATCAACGTATTGAGCGAACCGGACGGCATCGACGCGGTGTATTTCCTGATGGCGAGAACCTTCATCGGCGGTCGCGGCCAACCCACCGAAACCGTGCTGACACTGAAAGAGGACGGCGCATGGGTATTGGATGCCGACCCGCCGAAGAAAAAACAAGGCGCAGGTAAAAAAGATGGCAGGAAATCTGCACACAAGCCGTCTGAAAATAGAAAAGCCAACGGTCAAGCACCAGTCAAGCCGAAGAAACGCCGTCAGGCTAAGAAGCCAAAACAGGAATTGCAGGTTATTTAAATGGATATTAAAACCATAGATAAGCGTATCAAACAGGCGTTTAACATTGTCCGGCAGGCCTTTCGCGGAAAGGTTGCCAGAGTCCAGGCGGGTGGCAGCGTGCAAAAAATCCAAGTCGAAGGCTTGGACGGCGAAACCGTGCAGGACTTGGAACACGCCGAAAACTTCGGTTTTACGTCGAACCCGCCCGCAGGCAGCGATTGCGTCGTCGTACCGTTGGGCGGCAAAACCAGCCACGGCATCATCGTTACCACCACCAACGGTGCATACCGCATTACCGGCCTTGCCGAAGGCGAAACGGCGGTTTACAACGCCGACGGTGCTAAGATGGTGTTAAAGAGAGGCCGGATTATCGAAATTGACTGCAAAACGCTGAATATCAAAGCACCGGGCGGTGTGAAGATTGACGCGCCCAATGTAGGCTGCACCGCGCAGATTACCGCCGAGGGTCAAATCAACGGCAATGGCGGCATGGCGGTGAAAGGCGGTAGTGGCACATCATTTACCGGCAATGTGAAGATGGTCGGCGATTTGGACACTACCGGCAAACTGACCAACAACGGTAAAAGTGTCGGCTCCGACCACAAACACACCGGCGACAGCGGCGGCACGACATCCGACCCGCTGTAATTCAGACGGCCTGACATCCATCAAACCAAACCCCAAGCGTCCTTACCTGAAAATAAAGGTATGGACGCTTTGCTTAATCCCCAAACGGGCGGCTATGTGGTCAACCAATCCGCCCAATCCATCGAAAACGAGTTGTATATCCGCTTGGTCACGCCCTTGGGCAGTTACTGGGCAGACCGCACGCTCGGCAGCCGCCTGCACGAATTGCGCCGCCAAAAGCATTTAAAGCGCATCGAAGTACTGGCCAAGCAGTACGCCGAGCAAGCCTTGCAGCCCGTGATTCAGTCCAAACGCGCCCAATCCATCCAAGTAACCGCATCCACCCCGCAGCACGGCTGGCTGAAGCTGCATATTGAAGCCGTCGATGCCGCGGGCGATACAGTAACCCTGAACCACAAGGTAGCCGTGATATGACGCAGGCACTGAATTTAGAGCAAATCCGCGCCAACTATCTGCGCGACCTGCAAAACCAAAACCCTGCCGCCCATGTACACGCGGGCAGCGACAACCATGTACGCGCCACCGCCATTGCCGCAGTGGGCGAAGGCCAATACCAGCATCAAGAGTGGATTTTGCGCCAAGCCTTTGCCGATACCGCAGACAGCGCCTATCTAGAAAAACATGCCGCTAAATACGGCATCTACCGAAAAACCGCCACCTTCGCGGGCGGCAAGGTGCGTGTTCGCGGCGCGGTCGGTGCAACGGTGCCGGTTGGCCAACAGATCAATGTGGGCGATAAGGTGTATTTAACCGCCGAATCCGCCGTTATCGGTGCGCTTGGAAGTGCCGAAATAGCCGTTATCGCCACTGTTGCGGGTAGTGCTCAAAATCAAACCGCCGAATCCGCGGCTACGCTGCAAAGCGTACCTGCGGGGATTGACAGTTCCGCCGTCTTGCTAACGATGGTCGGTGGTACAGATGCCGAAAGCGATGAGAGCCTGCTGGCGCGCTACGAAGAACGCCTGCGCCGACCCGCAGCGGGCGGTAATCAATACGACTTCAGAAACTGGTGCTTGGAAGTGCCCGGTGTGGTTGATGCATTTATCTACCCTTTGCGTCGTGGTAACGGCTTTGTCGATGCCGTCATTTTGGGTGAAAACGGTATTCCCAGCGCAGAAACACTGGCCGCCGTACAAGCTCATGTCGATGCGGTGCGACCTGTTACCCGTAAAAACGGCTTTCTAGCCCTTGCGCCCAGTATCCAGACCGTGAATGTGGCCGTCACCATTACCTTAAGCAGCGGCACGGATACCGATACGGCCACCGCTGCCATCAAATCAGCTGTAAACGCCTATTTTGATGCCTTAAAGCCCGGCGACACCCTAATTAAAAGCCAGTTGGAAACCTTAATCAGCGAAGTATACGGCGTGCGTGACCGTGTCTTAACCACCCCTGTGGGCAATATCAAGCCTCAGGAGAGTGCCGAAGACATTTACTGGCTGCGCCCGGGCAGTATTAACGTGGAGTACACCACGTGAGCCATCAAACCTTACTCGCCGCCATGCGCCCGCCCGTCAGCTACGACACCGTAGGAGAAACGGCAGAAATCAAAGCCGAAGCGGGTGTGTTTGATATTGTGGCCGACCATGCGGAAGGAGTGAAAAATGCGCCGTTCCCTGATGCGGAAAACGATTACCTGTACCGCTGGGAAGAGCTGCTCGCCATCACCCCGCCCGCCGGAGCGAATACCCAACAACGTACTGATGCCGTGCTGGCCAAACTCAATGCCTTGGGCGGTTTGAGTATTGCCTACTTTACCGCCATCGCCGAATCGGCAGGCTACACCGTCACCATTTACGAAGAAGACCAATTCCGCGCCGGCGAAAGCTGTGCAGGTGATTGTTTGAATACCGAAGACGCCATCTGGCGTTGGTGCGTCGACATCGCCGACGGCAAAGCCACCGCCTATATTTTCCGCGCCGGTCAAAGCCGTGCAGGCGACCGCATCAGTGTGTACACCGACCCGATTATCGAAACGATGTTTGAAGAATTAAAACCGGCATGGACGTATTGCCGCTTTGAATATGAAGAAGAGGTATAAAAATGGACTTAATCCAAACCCCGAATAAGCAATTTGTCGACGGCGACCGCCGCACGCCCGGTACTCCCGTACCCGCATGGTGGCTGAACCAGTTACAAGGCGAGTTGTACAGCATTTTAAACGCGGTTGGCATTGAGCCTAACAAAGCCGACCATGCCCAAGTCTTATCGGCCATTAAAACGCTGGCCGCCGATGCTTCGCAGGTTGCCAGTATTGATGCTCTGCGTAAATACAGCGGCACAGGCTATGTGAACGTCAACGCCTATCACGCCAATACAACAGTGGGCGGCGGCGTGTTTGTGGCGGATAAAGCCGATAAATCTACCGCTGATAACGGCTGTACCGTTATTGTTTCTACCGACGGCACGCGCTGGAAGCGTGTGTTTTCAGGGATGCTTAACCTGCATGATTTTGGCTATGTGGCCAGCAAAAACAATGCACTCGCAACTTTGAATGCCGCTGAAACCGCCGCGCTTGGCATTGTTGTCGACTGCTTAGGTTTATCTATTGATACGGGTAGTAGCTACCCGCAGAAAAACAAATACACCAATGGCAAATTTGTAATTAACGGCAAAACTGTCGATGTGCAATACCAGCCTATCAGAAGCGGTATCGGGAGATTTATTTCCGGCTCTGGAGCCGCCGCGAACATTAAATCAAATGAATGGACGGGCGCTGGAATTGTAGCGATTGGCGAAGGTGCAATGAATCAAACTGAAAAGTGTGTCTCAGGTATTGCCATCGGTGACCGTGCCCAAGGATTTTCGAAAGTAAGCAGGGACAATATTGCTATTGGTCCTGACAGCTTAATCAATGTACAAGCCGAAACAGAATGGTACGACCAGTCAAAAATGGCCGGCACACGCAACATCGGCATTGGTGGCAATGCAGGCCGAGGAATCACAAGTGGCTTTTCAAATGTCGCGATTGGGCGAAATGCAGGGCAAGGATTGAGCACAGGGTCATCAAATATTGCACTTGGCGCAGGTGCGATGGCTGGTACTGCCCCAGTCGGTTTTACTGGAGACATCGAAGTTTTCTGGCCGTCTCCGACCTCAAGAACAATAGCAATCGGCGAGGCTGCCTTGCAAACATATCAAGGCAGTGCCGCTCAAACCGCAATTGGTGCCAATGCGGCGCGAAATACAAAAATGGCCGAAAAAGTTACCGTAATCGGCGCGGCGGCAATGGAGAACCTGGAAAGAAACCGCGCTCCAAATGGTGGAGATGTTGTCTGGACGGGAACCGAAGTAGGTACCTACGCTCAATCTGGGAAAAGCATTACGCTTACATTTCCCAACATTCGCGGTGCGCAAGCGACTTATTGGGTGGGCATACGCCTTACATCGGGCGATGCTCAAACCTTGCAAAACGACGTTGTCCCCGTTCAGGTGGTATCAGTGAGTGGCAACACTTTGACAGTAAAAAGTCCGAAAGAACTTAACGCATCAGGCAGTGCCGAGCTGAAATACGTCTATTCTGCAAATTCAGCTGCTACTAAAAACGAAGAGTTGACCATCATCGGCTCAAACGCGATGAATAAGGCTTTGACTGCAGGATATTCAACAATCATCGGCGCCGACGCTGCATCTACGGGAGGGAATTATCAAAAAACGACCGCAATCGGGGCGTCCTCATTGCGAACTGGCACTCATATTTCAACCACCGCAGTTGGGTATTGGACACTAACAGGAGCAAGCAGTGAGCAATGCGTTGTTATTGGTGATAGTGCTGGGTATCGAAACGTTCAAGGTGACGTTTTAAAAAGCAAAATCACAAACTCCATCGCCATCGGCTATGGCGCGCGACTAAACGGTGACAATGAGATACAGATCGGTTCGGCGGGGCAGACTTTATATGCGCCGACGAACGTCAATATCCGCTCGGACGGCCGCGATAAAGCGGATATTAAGCCAATGCAAAACGGATTAGAGTTTGTAAAAAAACTCAAACCTGTTACAGGCTATTACGACCGTCGCGATGCTTATGTTGACGAATTGTTTGCCGATTTCCCAGAAGAAGAACGCGCAGCCAAAGTGCGCGAATGGTGGGCAAACCCGAATAAAGACGGTCGACACAAAGAAGACCGATTACAGCATTGGTTTATTGCCCAAGACATCGCTGCCCTAGAGGCGGAATATGGCCGCCTGCCTATGGTCAACATCAAAAACGACACTTACACAATTGAATACGAAACTTTTATCCCAGTTTTGGCAAAAGCCATCCAAGAGTTGGCCGAGAAAGTTGAAAAATTGGAAAACGAAAACAAGGAATTAAAAAAATGACAAGATGTGTAATTGATTCAGACGGCCTGTTCGTAGAAGAGCAATATTTTGACGACGGCCGACAAAGTATCGAGGCCGAATTGCCGACGTCGAAAGAATTTCAAGCAGCGAGATGGACGGGCGAAAACTGGGAAATTATTCCCGATTATCGCGGCGTCTTGGTATTTACCAAAGATGGCGAGCAAATCTGGCAACAAATCGGCAGCCTGCCTGACGGCGTCAGCCTGACCCCGCCTGAATCGGTAAATATTAACAACTTAAAATCCGTAAAACTCGTCATATTAAATGCTGCCGCTCAGGCTTTTATTAACAAGCACGCGGGTATCGACAGCGTACCTGAATTTGAGTTTGCAAGCTGGGCAATTCAAGCCGCTGAAGCGAAGGCTTGGCAGGCAGATAAAGCCGCGTCAACGCCGGTGCTTGACGGCATTGCCACCGCCCGCGGTATATCAGCAGACACGCTTAAAGCAGCGGCTTTGCGTAAAACGCTGGCTTACGAACAACTTGCCGCCCATGTGGCAGGCCAGCGCCAAGCACTGCAAAGCAAGATTGAGGCTGCTAAAAAACAATCTGATTTAGACAAAATCGAGATTGTATTCTCCTTGCCGGAGGCCGTCTGAAAATGGCAAAAGTCTATTTGGCACTCTATAAAGGCAAAGCCGCAATCAACACCCCGCGCGATGTGGTTAAACGTATTGCCGACAGCGTTGTACGATTGGCAACATGCAGCCCGTACAGCCATTGTGAAATCGCTGTTAAGCACCCACGCGACGGCCTGTTTGATTGTTATTCATCTAGCGCGAGAGACGGCGGGGTGCGCATTAAAACCATGCCGCTGCCTGCTGATAAATGGGACTTAATCCCGCTGCCGCAATCTGTTGCAATATCGGCCGGCCGCTTGTTCCGCCGTACACACGGGGCAGGTTACGACTGGCTAGGTGCGATTGGCGTGGTACTCAAATCACCACACAGCAAAAGCCGCTGGTTTTGCAGCGAATGGTGCGCATATGTAATAGGCTACACTAACCCGTGCCGATACAGCCCGCAAGCCCTATATGCCGCGGTATCAACTAAAGATAGGCCGTCTGAGAAAATGGAGGAAACAAAGTAA